GGTAGAGCACTTGACTTTTAATCAAGTTGTCCGGGGTTCGAATCCCCGCACGCTCACTATGCGGATGTGGCGGAATTGGCAGACGCGCTAGATTTAGGTTCTAGTGATCAATTCGAACATTCGAAAAAGTGCGTATTCATGCGGTTTAGAGAGTTTTTATCTCTGAATCGCTTTTTTTATTTTCGCTAGATTTTTCGTTTAATCTTGACCTAGTCAAGTGCTATGAAAGGCGGTAAATCATGCAAAAAATAAAAATGTCAAATCCAACAAATCTAACTCTTAATCAAGCATTTGAAATGTATTTAAAAAAATGCAAAGTCAGAAACTTATCAGACAAAACTATCTTATCTTACAAGCAAATCAATAAAAGATTTTTTGATTTTTGTGATCCAAGAAAACGACTATCTACAATTACAGAGGACACAATTGACGACTATATCTTATGGCTTCGTGATGATGTACGAATCAAAGATGTTACAATCAACACTTATCTTAGAACTCTCAGAGCGTTTTTGTACTACTGTATGGACTGTGGCTATATGGAATCTTTTAAAATACAATTATGCAAAATCGAAAAACCAATCAAGCAAACTTACTCCGATGATGAATTAGAACGACTATTAGAAAAACCAAATCTGCGCAAATGCACGTTTGCCGAGTACAAAACGTGGGTATTCGAGAACTACTTACTTGCAACAGCAAACCGTATCCGTACGGCATTAAATGTAAGAATATGTGACGTTGACTTTTCAAGTGGTTTTATCGTGCTACGCAAGACCAAGAACCGCAAGCAACAAGTAATCCCTCTATCTGAATCCTTATCTGCAATCTTGCAGGAATACTTGGAAATTCGTGGCGGAGAACCAGAAGATTACCTCTTCTGCAATGATTATGGCAAGCAGTCAGCCGTCAGAACATATCAACAGTTAGTACACAATTATAATATCAAACACAATGTGAACAAAACATCATGCCATCTATTTAGACATACCTTCGCCAAGCATTGGATCATCAACGGTGGCGATATATTTCGACTGCAAAAGATTATGGGACACTCTACTCTGGACATGACAAAAGAATATGTTACGTTATTTGGAAATGATTTACAGATTGATTTTGAACGATTCAATCCGTTAGATACTATAAAAAACCATGAACATGAAGGCACTCACATCTCCATGAGGAAGAAAGGACGGTGATTAATTGGACACATTGAAAAGAAGTTTCGATAAAACACTACAAAGAGAAGGTAAAACTATGACAGCCGTCACACAGGCGCAGGATTTTAAGGCGGTCTTTCGCAAAAACAACGACGGCTTAGAGGATAGAGATACTTCTATTATATACTATGAAATAGACGCTCCTGTGGGCATAGGAATGCTTTTACAGTATAAAGGTAACTACTACATCGTCTTAAATAAGGAAACGGCTGAGAACGACGTATACTACAAGTCAGCGATACAACAGACAGATGGTATCTTGAATCTCAACACAGGAACTGTCACAGGGCTTAGGGTTATTTGCACGAAAACGACCTCAATTTCGTCCGCAAGTGATGGGACGATGATTTTGTTGTCTGGTGATCTAGAATTGATTTTAGAGGACAATAGCGATGCTAAACGCTTAACAATAGGCGGTACGTTTAATGAGTACGGTGGAACGTATAAGATTAAAAACATCATGTCTAAGAATGGCATCTGCCACTTATACTGCGAACGCACAGCCGATGAACAGCCAACGGTAAACTACCGTCTTGTATTAGGTGCTTATAATAAGGCATACCAGATTGGTTCCAGTACCGATTCGGGACTAGTTGTTACCAAACTGGAAACAACTGCTTATATTAATGATCAAATAGTAGATAATCCTACGATTGAATGGAAATCATCAGATAATGATGTAGCGACAATCGCACAGGACGGCACAGTTACCTTTATAAAGGCAGGTACAGTGAAATTTACTGCAAGATGGGCAGAACACGATGTAGAGGTTACAACAGACGAAATTACGGTAACTGAGAGCGAACCAGAGGTTAATCCATGGACGTTATCAATTACGAGTAGATACAGTAAAATGTATACTAATAAAGACATGGTATTTACTTTTGTGACGAAGAATGATGGCGTAAAAGAACATCTGGATGGCTTACAGTATGAGATCATTAGTGATTATTCATTTACATTCGTAACAGATGTATTCGACACAACTGCCAATACTCTAACCCTAAAGACAACAGATAATGGCGCAATTGGTAAGAAGTTCACACTTCGAGTGTATCACACTGCCAAGAAACTAGAAGCAACTAAGGACGTTACTGTGGAGTCCTTGATTTAAGTGTCCTCAGAACGAGGACGGTTGCAATGACCCTTTTTAGGGTTGTTGTAAATCCAACCTATGCAGATTTGCAATGGTTCAGATTTTTGGTAAAAAAACGCCAAAAATTATCTTCCTTTAAATTTTAAATATCGCTTAAACCTAGTGTTTATGCGGTATTTAAAGAATCAGTTTCGTGGACGTATAGGAGAGATGATTGACTTTAGTAAAAAAACGCCAAAATTCGTCTACGTTTTATTTTTTTAGATGTAAAAACACTAGGAATCATAGGCGTTTAACCATTTGTACTTCTCTCGACTATAGGAGAGAGACAATTTTGGAAAAAAACGGCAAAAAAATTCCCCCTTTTATTTTTTGACACCGTTCAAACCCAGTGTTTATGCGGTGTCTGGGGTTTGGCAATCTTCCTGTAATAGGGAGACATGGATATTTAGACAAAAACGTCCAAAAAATTCCTTGGTTTTATTTTTAAAGGGACGTTAAAGCCAGTATTTATAAGGGTTTTTTTAGACACCAATCTTGTTGTAATAGGGAGACATATAGATGGCAGGATAATCTTAGTAAAAATCGGTCAAAAATCGTCGACTTTATTTCAAAATATGATCACGAAGTCCTTACTTTAAGCCATTTTCAGATGATTCATTAAGTGGAACTATAGGAAGGACAAGAATATTTTAGTAAAAATCGATCCAAAATTATCCCCCTTTATTTCAAAATACAGTTACAAAATCCAGATTTTAAGCCAAATTTTGATGATGTGTTAAATGGAACAATAGGGAGACATGAGAAGAAGATAGTTATAGTAAAAATCAGCCAAAAAACTTCTCAGTTACCTCTCAGAAACTATTAAAAAACTCAGTAAAATAGCCATGTACAGGCGACGTGCTAAGTGGCAGTATAGGAAGAACGATGTAACGCTATCAGACAAAAATAATTGTACCGTATTTATGGTACATTTATTACTTAAAAATTACAATGTACCGTATTTGCGGTACAAAAAAAGTCACTATATGGAAAGGTACCCCCTATGAGAAAGCAGAATGCAGAAATTGAACTTTTGCTTTTGTTAAAAAATGTACCGTATATACGACACAAAATTTTTGCCAATTTTAAAATGTACCGTATATACGGAACACGAAATGTGTGTATATGGGGGCGTATATATTTTGAGAATCAAAAAATGTTAGCATTTGATATTGGGTTAAAATGTTCCGAAAAAATCGTTTCAAAAAATTTTGAAAAAATGAAATGTACCGTTATTTTCGGACCACGAAATGTGTGTATATGGAGAAATAAAATACAGAAATTTAGTTTTTGATATGGGTCAAAAATGTACTGAATATCCAGAACGAAAAAATTCCAAATTTTCAAATGTACTGAATATCCAGAACACGAAATGTGTCTATAAGGGGGACGATATATTTTGAGAATCAAAAAAATTGAACTTTTGATATTGGTCTAAAAACAGCCGTTATTTTCGGTCAAATAATTTTTAAAAAATGACAAACAGCCGAAAAAAACGGTTGGTGAAATGTGTGTATATGGAGAAGCATATATTAGACATGTAACGCTATCAAATTGCCAACGTGGACAAATCAAAATTTGGCTAAAAACCTAGTGTTTTAGCGACTTTGAAAAATTGGAAATTATTTACAAGTGTTGTATTTACAGTACAAAATGAAAAATGAAATGTGTCTATAAGGGGGCGTATACCCCAACATAAAAATGTTCGTTATTTAATTCAAGTGTATATATAGATGTAGCAGGGGGTGTCACAAAAGATACTCCCTTTACTATGTCCCAAGGGTTACTAGATCGGTAACCGTTGAATCTTAAGGTGGCAAATTACCATCTTAGAAATCCAAAGGTCGTAATCTGCGACCTTAGAAACAATTATATAATAAGGAAGAAAGAGATCTATCGCAATTGATAGGTCTTTTTTTGATACAAATTAACACAACAAAACAGGGGCAAAAGATGGAACTGCAAAACAGGGCTATATAGATTGCAACTGGAAAGGACGTGAAACATGGAACTAGAAACATTAAATCTATCTGAAGAACAGTTAGCAGGCGTACAGCAAATCCTTCAATCTGAGGGCGACAAGATTCGTACCAAGTACAGCAACGAACTCAGAACTGTAAAGGAAGAATTAAATCAGTATAAACCTGCTCAGAAGTCAGATAGCGAAATTCAATTTGAGAATCGTATGAGAGAGTTAGAAGCCAGAGAACAGAAATTACTGGCAAAGGAACGCCAAGCAGAGTTATCAACTAAACTTACTGAACTTGGACTGCCAACAGAGTTAGGACAGTATCTGAATCTTGGTGAAGATGTCGATGCAGGACTTGAAGCCGTAAGTGTGGCAATCAATGGTTATCTGTTAAACAATGGTAATAAACCCACCAATCACGGTAAACAGCAAGCAGTTACAAAGTCCGACTTCAAAAAGATGTCCTACGGAGAAAAGGCACAGTTGTTTCAAGACAATCATGAACTTTATAAGGCATTAGCGAGATAATTCCACACATCTGGGGAAACCACGGAACTTTTGCGCTCGTTAAGCCGAGGGAACTTTTGCGCTCGGCTAATATACGGTTTTCGGAAAGGACAAATGAGTGGATTACAATGCACTACAAACTGCGATTAGTCAGTTAGGATTTCCAATTGTTATGGTAATCGCCATGGCTTTTTTCATATGGAAGTTATGGGAAAAATCGCAGACACAAAACGAAACCAGAGAAGAAAAATTATACTCAGTCATCTCAAAGGCACAGGAACAGAACGAAAAATTATCTGCTACAAATGCGGAATTCGTCCAAGTGCTTACATCGTATAAAGATGACCTTGATGGCATCAAAGAAGATGTATCAGAAATCAAAACACAAATTAACAAATAATTAAGGAGGAAACACAATGGCAAATATTAATAACAATTCTACAAATGCAGTTAATAAAAATATGATTATTCCTGACGTTTATGCGGAATTAGTCAGAGAAAAAATTGAGGGAAAAGTGGTAATCTCCCAGTCAGCAAAGGTTGTTAAATCTTTAGTTGGTAAACCTGGTGAGACAGTGTCTATGCCTAAATGGGCTTACATCGGTGACGCCAAAGACATTACAGTTGGTACAGCAATGGACAAGACAGCATTAAAACAGACAAGCACACAAGCAACTATTAAAATGGTAGCCGCTCCTGCTGTATCCGTAAATGATTACGACGATGCAGTTGAATTCGGCAATGCACTTGATGAAGCCGCTAAACAGCAGGCAATCTCTCTTGCAAGAAAACTTGACACTGATTGCATTAATGTTGCGCTAACAACACCATTAAAAAGTCAACTTGCTACAAAACATCAGATCACATTCGACGAAATGAACGCTATCTTAGGTTTATATGGAGATGATGCCAATGCAGAAGATTTTGCAGGAATCTATATCCATAGCGCTTTCGTACCATCTTTCCTTAAGATGGATGGCTTTGTTGACAAGACAAAGACATTTACAACAGATGGAACAGGAATCATGCAAAATAATCTGTTAGGTTACTTTAGAGGTATCCCTGTACTTGTAACTGATCGTTTATACGATACCGCAAAACATGAGGGTTATATCCTGACAATCAAAAAGGAATCTATTGGATTAATTCCTAAAGAGAATCCATTCGTCGAACCTGCCAGAGACGCATCTACAAGAACAACTACAGTATACTGCTCAGAATACTATGCAGTTGCACTGATCGACGACAGTGGCGTAGTAGTCGCAGGATCAACAATTACCCCAACAGTATCTGATGGTGAGTAATAAATGAAAGGAGCGACGAGATGCTTGGCGGAGATCGTTTAAAGTTTTTAAGGATTTATCATAATTTAACTCAAAAGTACATGGCTGAGTGTCTCGGCTGTTCGACCAGATGGATTAAGGGCATTGAAAGATGCGAGGTAATCCCAACCGAGAAAATGTATCATGATTGGCTCGACTGCTGTTACGGTTTGTTAAAACCGCAAGAGAAAACAAGCAAAAAAGCCCGCGTCAAAAATAACTCGGTCGACAAATAACTGCTGTGCCCTGTCTTAGGGCATAGGGTAATTATATTTTAGTTTCAATAATGATTTTAATTTTAGTTGGAGAAACTCAGTAATTAGCAACCAGAATTTAACAAATGGAGAAAGGAAGGTGAGTAAGATGTATAAATTCTTATTCACTTTCATGTTTGTTTGCCAATTAGATGGGCAAGGTGTTGATTCATCTTGCTCACTAATCGGTGACAGATATGAAGAAGAATCAAACAAAGAATTTACCAACATGGTACAAAGACACGGAAAATAAATATCATACGATATTGACTGATGACATTGACTCATTATTATCTTGCGCAATCCTAAGGCAAGTAATGGGATGGAATGTCGAAGAAATCTTTTTATTAAAGAAGAAAGTCAAAGGACATGAGGGGCAAGACCTCAAAGGAAAAACAAAGAACGCCACACAAACAGAAGGAATTGGCGTTGATCTGGCACTTCACAAAGGCAAATGTTTCGATAATCATATCACACGCTTTTCAAATATTGATTATAAAAACGAAGAATCTATTAATCCAAATCTTATTGAGAATATCACAAGACAAAATTATACAGAGAAATACGCAGGATCGACAGTATTACTGCTTTGGTCGTTGTACGGTTTACAAAAAGAAGGTCTAACGGACGAAGCAATGATGATGTTGCTCGGAATCGACAGCGCATACTTAGGGTACTACGATTCAAGATACAAAAAGCACGTCAAACACTATCTGGTAGATGTATTGGACTTACCAGAGTTTTATCATTGCATTGAAAGACATACATTTGAAGAGTTTCAAGACATAAAAAAGAAGTATAAACTAAAAGAAAAGATTACATTGAAAAAAGGGCATGTGATCACAAAGATTGATATAGATGCCATCAACGATACTCTCTTTTGGGATACAGACACAAATCTTCAAATTGAATTGCCACAAGATAAGTTTTATCCAGACAAATATTTTATCGACGTTGCGCAATATATCTATGGTAAAAGACCAAAGAGATATGATGAGATAATCCCACAAGAGCCATATTGCTATGCGCTTACTAAGACAAATCTACTAAACTATTCAATCGAGGTGAAGGAATAATGGAATATACAAGTGACGGAAGGATTGTAATACATAATGGTGATCTGACAAACGAATTATTGCGCAGAGGTCACCATATTAAGCAAGTGCGCCCAGACAGAAAGAACAAAATCAAAACAATATTCCTCTTTGATGGTACGGAAGAATTGAAAGAGGACTTGCTTAATATAGCAAGAGAGGAAAGAATAGCATTGAAAAAAGAATTATTCGACTAAAATTCTGACCGCTAATAATGTTAGCGGGTCAAATTTAGGTCAGTAATCGACAGTTTAGAGGACTAAAGTTTTAAGTGCCAACAATCTTGGCACTCAGAATTTAGGTATTACCATTTGTAATACCAAGAATTTAAGTCAAGTTACCCTCAAACTGGGGGCTACTAATTAATATCAGTGATCGACAGTTTGTCGACTACTCAACAAAACAAATACATAAACAAGGAGAACAAACGATATGGAACGTAAAACAAAAGCAGATAATAAAATTATATTCAATCAAAAACTAGCGGGATATCTCATGGTGCAGGGATTTATCCTTAAAAAGATGGAGCGTAATGAAAAATGTCCAGATAAGAATGTATTTATTTTTAGACAATCCGAGAATCTGGAAAAGACAATCAAAGAATACTTATCTAAATAATCAAACAAGGAGAGCAACAAAATATGGCAACAAACAAAAAAGTAAGCAAAAACACAAGAGTTAGCGACTTAATTACAAGAGAAGATATTCAGAAATGGGAACCAGATGTACCTGTTATCATTGAGGCAGGTTGTGGCGTTGGAAAATCATACTTTATCAAGAACACCTTATATGATATTGCAAAGGAAGAGGGTCAGAAGATTCTCTTCCTTATCCATCGTCGCAAATGTGTCGATCAGTTCATCATGGAAATTGAAGCGGACGGCAAAGATGATGTGATTGATATAGTGACATATCAGAAGTTTTCCATGCACAAGTCAAGATACAATGACTTCGGAGAAGAGGACTTCTTTAACCCATATGATTACGGTTACATAGTATCAGACGAATATCATTATTTCACAGAAGATGCGTCCTTTAATGACACGACAGACGTGGCTTATGACATGATAATGGAATGTCCTACGGCAGTAAAGATTTTCATGAGTGCAACAGGCGAAAATATTGAATCCTATATGAGAGATTATCTCACGGATAACGCCCAGAAATTAGGCATTAGAGAAGGCATAAAGCCACTTAAATACAAAATACCAACCAATTGGTCATTCATTAATCAGTTGTACTTCTTCTATCGTGAGGACGCCTTCAAACGCAAAGCAGAAGAGGTAATTTGCAAAGGCACAAAGGCAATCTTCTTTATTGAATCTGCCAAGAAGGCATACGAATTGTATAAACAATTTGAAGACAATGCAATCTTCTGTTGTAGCGATAGTAACAAAGATTATGCCAAATATATGGATAAAGAGAAGTTAAATCAGATGCTCGAAAATGAGAGATTCGAGGAGAACCTACTCATCACTACTGCTTGCTTAGATGCAGGCGTAAATATTAAAGATAAAGACGTAAAAGAGGTCATGATTGACATTCGTGATCTTGGCTCACTGATCCAGTGCATGGGCAGACGACGTATTGGAAGAGTTGCATCAAGTGGTGCATATTCAGAGAAGATTGACGTTTACATTCGTGCAAGGAAAAATGAAGAATTAAATGGTATGAAGAAAAGAATTCAAGAAAATATTAAAGCCGCACAATATCTTGATTTTAATGGGGAAGAAGAATTCTATAAGGAATATCCAAGATTTAACACCAACGTAGATAAGAGTGGAATCATTTATACTGATAAAAAGGATAATTGCTTAAAGGTCAATGAATTGATGCTTAAGAAAAAAGAGAGCGACATTGAACTCTACAATACAATGATTCATCTACATAAATTCGGATACTGTGCATATATCGCAGACAAATTTGAACGCAAATATAAATATAAACGTGGAGAACTTGTAAGATTAAGATATGAAATCTATGAACCAGAATTTATAGATATGATGTTTATGCTATCAAAATGTGCAAAAGAAAAAACAGAATTTTGTGATCAAAAGGAAAAGGATAAATTTGCAACAGAGTTGAATCTGCGAAAAGACGGCAGAGTTGTCAAAAGAGCAAGTAGTATAAATGAACAGTTGTCACAGATGGATATCCCTTTTCAGATAGAAGCAACTCAAACGAGGCGAAAGGGAAAGAATGTGAGATTGTGGAAAGTTGTTCGCACAAAAAAATAAATTTTTTTCCTTATAATTACTGGACTTTTTAACGATTTGCCTACACTTTTGCGGAACTCTTCTATATAGAGTGACAACAAAAACGTAGGCAAATTGGCATAAAACCCTTATAAATACTGGAGAAAAATTAATTTTAAAAAGAAAAAGTAATCTTCCACAATAGGAAATTGCGCTTGTCGCAATTGACAGAGAGCGAAAATAAGCGAAGCGTTTTTTGCGTGTTTATTGTGTTAATAGGCATCCATACTGACATATATTTTGTGTGGGTCGAAATGACCACCCGTAGGAGTGGGCGTTTGACCTACAACAAAATGTGTGTCAGATGGTGCCAGATAAGTTGTTGAGTGTAAAGGTTTCCTCATCCTCTTGGGGACAAGCCCCAAACCCCTATATGGTCAACATTCGATTCGCTGACGCTCACCTGAATGTTAACCTTCGATCACACAACAAGTTGTGTAATCGTATATTATTGGACAAGAAAAATCAAACAGGAAAGGAGAAACAAATGGCAAAGAGTAAAGACAAAACATTGCTTCAAAAGATGCAGGAAATCTGCCCATATCACATTGCAAAGTATATACAGTGGTACTTATCAGATAAACAGAAGAGATGCAAATGGGACGAATTATGCCAATGTGATATGCAATTTAAAAGCAAGGATGGAACGAATAAAACAGAGGAATTTTGTGAGAATAACTGGCTCATTCGTGATGATGCACAGAAAGCAATTAAAATATACATGAAGAACATGAGAACCTTGAATACAATGCAGATTTACCAGAAGATGATGAACAAGGCACTGAACGGAGATGTCAATGCGGCTAAGTATGTTGAGAACTTCCACAACAGTGATTTCTTTGAAGATTCAGAGGACGAGTTAGATGTATTACTATCTGGTATAAACATTCCTGCGCTCAAAGGTGGTGCGTGATGATAAGTAAGACAAATGCACAAAAACTTGCGTGGCTATGGCAAGATGATAATAAGGTGGCTTGGATCGAATCTTTCATTAAGATTGCGGATAAAGAAGGAAAACTTGTGCCATTTATTTTGACAGATGAACAGAAAGAATTGGTACAGAATATGCAATCTAACAACATTATCTTAAAGAGTAGACAGTTAGGTATCTCATCTATTACCATTGCGTTGTCTATCCGAGAGTGCGTGGTACATGAGAATACGACTTGTTTTCTGGTAAGTCACAATCAGTCAAGTTGTAACACTATCTTTGACAAATTAAAACAACAGTATCATAGTTTGCCAGATATTATCAAGCCGAAGTTGATCGTAAATAACAGACAGGCGTTATGCTTTGATAATGGTAGCAAGATCACTTGCTTGACCGCAGGTAATAAAGAGATTGGTCGTGGCGATACATTGAATGGTATCGTGCATCTGTCAGAGTTTGCTTTTTGGAAAAATGCAGATAAACAATTACACGCATTATCGCAGGCGGTCAGTGAATCTGGGCGTATCATTATAGAATCTACTGCAAATGGATTTAACAAATTTTCAGAATTATACATTCAAGCAAAGAACGGAGATAACAGTTATAAACCGTTCTTTTTTAATTGGATAAATGGTAAATCTTTATTTGCAAATCAATATGAACAAGCCGTGGCTGAGTATGAAGCGAGAACGTCGCAGAAGATTAAAGACATGGAATTGGATGAAGATGAACAGGAACTATTAAAGATGGGTGCTTCTTTGGCGCAGATTGCTTGGCGAAGAAAGAAAGTATCTACTGATGGACTTGATACATTCCAAGTTGAATATCCCTCTACGGACACAGAATGTTTCTTGACTACAGGGCAACAGTTATTTGACTCTAAGAGGATCACGGCATCACTTACTACAATCGTAGAACACAAGATTAAGCCATTGGCAAAGAAACAGGTCACAGGTATTCCTACTATATTAATGCCGTATCTTGGTAAGACGTTTCATATCTGGCAGTTGCCACGAATGGGCGAGAAATATTATATAGGTGTGGACTGCTCAGAAGGATTGGGACAGGATTACTCTACTGCTATTGTGTTAAATCGAGAAGGTCAACAAGTGGCTGAGTTTAGGAACAACAAAATCAAACCATATCAGTACGCAGATGTGTTAAATGCTTTAGGCAGATATTATAACAAGGCGTTGCTGACAGTTGAAAAGGCAAGCGGTGGACATAGTGTGATTGAACGTCTGAGATATGAACAACACTATATGAACATGACAAAGTATAAGACATATGATGAATTTCAGAGAACTATCTGGAGAGTCGGATTTGACACGAACAATAAAACAAAATCTATCATTGTGAATGATTGCCGTGAATGGTTCGACAAAGGATTGATCCAGATTAAGAGTAAAGATATGCTTGAAGAGATGAAGGTGTTCGTGGCAAATGATAACGGAAGTATGGGCGCAATCAGTGGCTCACATGATGACTTGGTCATGGGATTGTGTCTTTGCATACAAGGAATGAAGAATGGATTATGGTATCCATTTTAGACGATATTATATAGAAGAAACAGAACAGAAAGGAGAGACAACGTGGCGATTGAAGAGTATAAAAACAAGTATGAAAATCCTGCCAAATGGTTTGTTGAGGAAGTGAATCAACCTTATCATGTGAATAGAATCACAAAATGTATTGTTAATCGTGATTATCTTGCAGGTAGACACAAGGTACTTGGAAGAGAAAACTGTGCTTATAAAGGTAAAGAACTCATTACAAGAAAGACGATTCTGAACTACGCAAAAACGGTATTGAGATTCCACGCAACGTACTTACTTGGCAAGAAGGTATCATTTAGTGGTAACGAAAATACGATCAAGAATTTCAATGAGATATATAAATTAGGACAGTACGAGACAGTAGATTACCAGATTCTGGACAGAGTTAATAAGTTTGGTGACGCTTACGAAGTTGTATATGTAGAGGATGGAATCATCAAAAGTAAGGTGCTTGATAGTGGTGACTGTTATCCTGTTTATGATGATCGTGGCGGTTATATTGCGTTTATCGAAACATGGACAGACGTATTTACTAATATCACATTCTACAATGTATACTACCCTACTTATGTAGAGAATTGGAACAATGATGGTGGGTATCTGCATATGGAAGATTCCAAGATTAATGTGTGTGGTCTGCCTATTCACTATCACAATTTTAATGATATGGATTACAATTTTGGCGTAAGTATGCTAACAGATATCAAACCGATCATGGATGAGTTGGAAGATATCTTAAGTAAGATGGGCGACGCAATCTATATCAATAGTTTGAATCCGATGCCAGTTGCTGTAGGTCAGAGAATTGAATCAACGATTCCTGCTGATGCAACAGGTTATGTGATGAATCTTGATAACGGAGATTATAAGGTAGTCAGTACGACAATGGACTATAATACGATCAAGTTGTATCTTGACAATATCAAGCAGATGTTAAATGATATCGCCTGCATACCAAGTGTGTTAGGTAGTAGTACAAATATTGCAAACATCAGCGAAGTATCCATGAAGATTCTCTTTCACATGGCGAATATCAATGCAGATGAGACAAAGAAATGGCTGAACAAAGGATTCCAAGAAAGGTTCAGACGGTTTCAGATGATTCTGAAGATGCAAGGTACTGAGGTGTCGAATGATGTTGAAGTTGTATATAACGTAAATATGCCAGTTGCAACGACAGAAATGGTATCTAACTTAAAAGCAATGAGAGAACTCGGTGCGATCAGTAGAAAGAGCGTGATGGAAAAGAGTGATCTGATCATAGACAGTGTGGCAGAGTTGAAGCGGTTAGAGGAAGAGAATGGTGCTAGTGGCGAGGTAGAGAAAGATAAGGAACGGGCTTAATTTTAAGCGGGGCTAAAGTACCGTCTGGGTACTTGAAAGGGGTATGCAGGTCTTGGGTGAATGCAATTTGGAAATAGTTGGGAGTGATACATCCAAAAAATTTGCCGTTCTATGGGCAAAAAATCCTTAGTATTGCTAGGTTTTTTGATGGTTATACAGACAGACGTATAGATTGTGCCAGAATCACTGGAAATATCTTACAAAATCCATTTGATAAAATATCAGTATTTCAAATCAATTTAAAATGAGTGATAAAAGCAAAATTTTATGTCGATATTTGTACCAATTATTTCCAAAAACAACGCTAGATTAGGACTCTAACGAAGAATAAGTAGGTAAATATGCACAAAAATACAAGAAAAACTTGTGCAATATGACGATATTGCAGGCGATTACCCCTCTTTCCAAATATGGTCTAGAGGAAACACCAAAAATCCCCACGGCAAAAAAATAAGGACTACTCTCTCGTAGTCCCTTCGTTTTCACGGTTTACATACTCTTTCAGTACCATATTAATATACTGGCTAAAAGATCTATCATCTTCCTCTGCCATCGTTTTAATCATCTCAACCAGATCACTGTCTAGTGTGATACTTACTTTCTTCTTTAATGGTTTCATCTTCCACCTCGCTTATCTGTATCTTAGCATAAGGTAGTGCATTATATTGCTAAGTAGGATTAAGTATGATAAAGTAGGATAAAAAAGAAAGAGGTACGGAAATATGGAACAGATGAAAAGAGAAATCTATAATGAAATGATGCATAGTTACCTTGCAGAGGAATTAATTAAGGAAGTGCATGAACGCACAAAACTACTAGACGAAGATTATGCAGAATCTATCAAGATGCAGGAAAATCATTTGCAGGAATTAAAATCTTGCTTAAATGAGGAACAAACAAAGAAATTAGAAGAATATATAGGCGAGGTGTCGACAAATCATCGACTCCTATGCAGAGAGATTTATTTGCAGGGGATGAGAGATTGTGGCGATATCTTTATAAACAAATAAGGAGAATCGAATATGGAAATTTTAAATACATTATTAACTATGCCAGGGCATGAGATTGTAACTTTATTAGGATACATGACAATGGTATCTGTTGTTGTAGATAAAGCAGGCGCAGTGATTGAGGTCATGATTAAGAGACATAAAGAAGCAAAGATCAGAAGAATGAAAGAAAAGGCAGAAATATACAAGAATTTACTAAAGTGATTGATCGTCGGCAGATGGTTTGAAGCGTAGGATATCTTCAACATCACAATGCAGAATCATACATAGATCGTTAATTGTACGAGTGGAAATATCTTTGTTGTTTTTGAGTCGGCTCATAGTGCCACTTGAAATTTTATGTTTCTTGGTCAGAGTATACCAGTTTTCATTTGATTTTTCTAAAGTATCCCAGAACGGTGTGTAGTCAATCACGATATTTCCTCCTAAATTATTTGATATTAATAGCATATGAGATGTTTTCGGAATTGAATACGTTTAATAAAAGAAATATGTTTTATAAGTTGTATATATTCATTAAAAAGAATATAATAGATATGTAACTATTAATAAAATAATTATAGGAGGAGAGTATGAAGAAAGGCATAAAAAATAAAAAAATAATTGCCTTGATAGTTGTGATTTGTATTGGAATTATTGCGTTTTTTGCAACAGGAAATATACGAGCGTATAGTTCGGCAAAGAGTGCAATGAAAAATGGTGACTACAAAGAGGCAATATCTAAATTTAAGAAACTGAAAGGGTATAAAAACTCGAAGAGATTATTGGATGATTCAAAATATGGCTATGCAAAGCAATTAATGCGAAATCATAAATATGAAGAAGCACATGATGTGCTTGCTAATGCGTCATCCAGAGATAAAATCTCAGATTTAGATTTAGAATGTTACTATGAAGATGGAAAATACAATTATAAAAATGGAAATTTTGACGATGCTTTAGATTGTTTTCAGGATTTGGATTATAAAGACAGTGAATCATATGTAGAACAATTGCAAGGTGATCATTGTTTGAAAGAATTTGTTAAAAGATACAATGCGACTATGGAGTTTGTAAAAAGTACAAATTCAATCACAACAGGTAACAAGATTACGGAAGATAGTTTTGATGAGGATGAAACTGGAGTTGCTACATTAGATTCATCTGCAACAATTTCGATAAATAATCCATCAAATAAGAATTACAGAACTAAAATTACAAGTGTTAAGTATTTGTTGGAGAGTATGGACAAAGATACTTGGTTTTCTGAAATATGTGCTGTATTAGGTGGTATGATTCCAGAAATGTCAAATGAAGAAATTGTCAAATGTTTTGATTATATCAGTAAGCAGGAATCAGTTACTTATGCAAAGAAGTATAATATAACTTCGAAGATAAGTAGAGGAAAAATGGAAATAACAATACAGTACACAGGTGATGATGTATAAGGGGAAAAGTATGGACGCACAAAATATTAAAGATAAGGATATAATAAAAAATGAAGTAAAAGATTTGTGGAACAAACATAAATTATTATTGATTATTATTATTCCGTGTTTACTTATTATTATACTTGCTTTATCTGACAATAGTAGTGATACATTTGAAGTTAGATTTAATGATGAACAATTTAATATCACAGATTCACTAGACGATGTTAAGAGTAAATATAAAAATGATTATGATAAAGAATATACAAGTTTTAATATTTACAATGATAGTAAAAAAGAATCAATTCAAGTTCACTACAATGAGTCAGAAATAGAAGCGGTTGCCAATAGCAAATCAAAATCAGCGGTTATAAATGGAATATCTATAGGTGATAGCACAGAAACTATGGCTGAAAAATTAGATATAGATGAGGCATGGTTTGAGGATGATAGAATTACGCTTGTTTGTTATAAAGATAAGGATATAATAAATAAAATAAGGATGAATTTGAATGATATAGATCCTGATAAAATGATTTCTGAGGTGACTGATACAGATTATATGGTTGCTATTCCAGTATCCGATTCAAAGGCAAGTGGAGTTGCTATATGGTCAAAAGATTTTTTCATTGATATGATGGAAGAAGAGCGAAAAGCAGATGAATCATTAGAAGATGCAGAATCAAATGACTATGATAGTGACGATTCATACGATGATTCAGACACTTATGATAGTGACGACTCGTATGATGATAGCAGTTATGATGATACATCATCGGATGACGATGGTGAACCTGCAACGGCAACAGGTAGTGGTCACTGGGGTGGCGGAATTGCAGAATAATTGAAATACTAACCAACACATAAGGGAACTTAGTTTAATCAACTAGGTTTCCTTTTTTGGTGCAATGAAAGGAGGAATCATGCAGATTTTAGATCGACTAAAAATGGAATTGTCCAATCAGGAATACTTTTCGGATGAACAGTATACACAATTTTTATTGGAAAATGGATTATCTGCCGTGGCAGAATACAATAAGGAAACAGACCAGAGACAAATGTTGTTATCTGCACTGGATATCTTAGAAGCAGTCAGCAACGACATTGATATCATGCGCCAGACAATCACAGAGTTTACAACAACATCACAAGCATATAAATACCTTGAGAAAAGAATACAGAATCTTAGAGATAAGATTGCGTCTATCCCAGAGCCAGAAGAGGAATATTCATGCTTTTCACTTATGTATACAAGTAAGAATCCTACGGTATACTCGCCTACTGATTATGGATCACGCAGAATCTCTAAATCTGACATTGACGTTATGATGGGCGGTGAGTAGCATGAGAGTTAGTGACAGCCCAGCAGATAAATACTTAGATCAGACAAGTTTGCAGTATCTTGTTGAAAAGATCAAAGAGGAAATTAAAAAGAACGGTGGATCATCTGGCGAGAATGTAGATTTATCCGATTACTATACGAAATCTCAGATTGATGATATCGTAAAAAAACTGCCAAGTGGTTCAACAGGAGTAGGAATCTCTGGCGTATCAATTAACAGCGTAGGGCATCTGATTATATCTTTGACAGATGGTACGGTAACAGATGTTGGAAATGTTGTTGGAAAAGACGGTGTTAATGGTACGAATGGGAAAGACGGAGTTGATGGTGTAAATGGTAAGGATGGAACGAACGGCAAAGACGGTACTAATGGGGTTGATGGACAAGATGGTGCCGATGGATTTTCACCAACGATTGTGGAAAATGCCGAGAACACAGATACACAATATAAACTGGATATCACTACGGTAGCAGGTACATTTACAACGCCTAATTTGAAGGGCAAAGACGGACAAGATGGAAAAGATGGAACTGGTGGCAGTGGCGGTGGTGCTTCAAGCGAGGTATATTCAACAGATGAGATTGAGGTAGGTACTTGGATTGATGGCAAGCCGATTTATCAGAAGGTTGTGCCTGTGACATTATCATCAACTGCCAAAAGTGGATCGGTTGTACCTGATTCGACTCAAATAGGATCGACAGTCAGTGCATTGGTTGACATGAGGGCGGTCAGAACACAATCACAGTTTATGGTGATGAGTACCACACATATAATGAACACAAGTATATCTTATATTACATCTTTTGCAGATTTTAAAGATGCTATACTGTCAATGTCTTTGGCAAAGGATGGAACACTTTTTATAAACCATGGTTATAAGTATAATGGATGGAAGTTAAATATTATTTTAAAATATGTGAAATAAAATGCTTGACAATTTGTTTTTTGCTTGGTATACTAGTCAAGCAGTCAACGAGA